TGATTCTTACTCTAGTTTAACAGCAGCAAAAATCAAGTCTGTAGTAAGAGACGCTCTATATGGAGCTTCTGATGCTCAAGACATGAACATTGTTCTATTTACTGGATTAGGTGGTATGGAAGAATTCGATACAGCTATGAAAGACGAGCTATCTTCAGGTTCTTATATTAAGAACACAGATCCTAGTGCATTTATGTCAGGTGGAAGCAACGCTCTACAATTCGGAGGTTTCTTTACTTCTTACAAGCACATTGATGGTCACGTAATTACGGTAAGACATTTACCTTTATTTGATCACGGTGCTAGAGCATTAAACAGTCCAAAACACCCAGTGTCAGGACTACCTCTAGAGTCTTACAGAATGATTTTCTTAGACATGTCATCTTATGACGGTCAGAAAAACGTTCAAATGATTTCTAGAAAAGGAAGAGAACTTGTTAGATGGGCAGTAGCCGGAGCAAGTGTTCCTCCAGGATTCAATGGTGGAAACTCCCTAAGAGCAAATGACGTAGACGGTGCATCTGTACACTTTATGAAAGAGTGCGGAATTGCAATAAGACGAGCTACTAATTGTTTGCATTTAGAGTGTGTTAAATCATAATATTTAACTTAGTGAATTAGGGGGTATTTTATATCCCCTGGTTTACTATTTTTTTAACTAGTAAATTTTAAAATTATGGCAATAAAAACAGTAGTAATTAAGAGAAGAAAAAATGCAACTAATCTTCCAGATCACGTTTATGCAGAAGCTAAACGTAAGATAGGATCAACCTTTGGAGCTAACGGAGATATAAATACAGGATTAAGTTTTGGTGAACAAAAAAAGTTTTTACCAGGAATAATTGGAGTAGATTCTAAAGATGTTAATTTTCAGAAAGAAGTAAAAAAATACTTTCAGAACTTAACAATTAATGTAGAAAACTCAGGTACAAAGTTAGAAATTGGTGTAGACCAAGAAGGTGATCCAAATAATTTAATGGATTATGTACGTTACAAATTTGCGTGTGCTCATCCCTATGTTGCAGAGAATGAGCAAGCTATTAGTACTAACCGTAGGTATAAATATTATATTTACGATACTGAAATAGAGAAAGTGAAAAAGCTTTCTAATGTAAAAAAACGTAAAGAAGCGTACAAAGAGTTTATTAAACTTACAGCAGATCAATCAAAAGTTAATCAGCTGTTAATGGTGTATGGATATAGTCCTAAAACTATGGACGAAGCTCAAAGAGAAATAACTCTAGAGACTGAATTAGATGCAGATCCTACACAATTTTTAATGTATGCTCAAGACAAAAATATTGAGCACCAAGCGTTTGTACAAGATTGTTTAACACATGATGTACTACGTAAGGTAGGAAATACATATTTAAACGGAGACGAAGCTATTGGAGATAGTTTAGAAGAAGCAGTTCTATATCTTAAAGATAAAAAGAACTCTAATATTTATACAACTTTAAAAGCACGTCTTAAATCATATAGTTAATGACTGTACAAGAAATGCATCACGCGGTAGAACAAGGTCTACAAAAAGTAGCCTCTAACTCATTCGACACATTTTTGCCGGAAGAGCTAGATTTTGCTTTGAATAAAATGCAAGAACGTTTTGTTAAACAACGTTTTTGGAGTTTATCAGATCCTAAACAACAGGGTCTTCACGGTGCGCAAAAAAGAGTTGATGATTTACGTATACTTACTGTTTTAGATAACAGTGATGATGTAGTAACTCCTAACCTTTATGCGGATCATGAAGACTTTGATCTACCTACTGATTATATGTTCTTAATAAACGGTAGAGTTAAAATATTATATGATGACTGTCAAATTGATCCTGAACTAGTAACTAATAGTACATTTGCTAACGCAACTAATTGGACATTGGGTGCTGGAGATCCTAGCGGATATAGATGGTCAGTTACAAGCGGTTACCTCACGCACACGAGCGGGTCTACAGATTCAGCTACACATTCAGTAAGAGTTAAGAAAGGCAATAAATATCTTATATCTGTTATTGTAAAAGGGTCTAGTGCTGATGCTGGTGCTTATAATGGTAGTTTTACTATTTCTTTAGGAACTCCAGGAACACCAGGTGAAGGTAATACATCATATACATTTGACCACGCTACAGTTGCTGGTGCAACTATATATCAAACTACACATGCTACAACAGCTAAACAGTTTGAATTACATGCGTTAGCAGATAATACTTTATTACAAATTAATCCTAGTACGGACTTTAATGGTAAGATAGATAATATATCTGTAAAACGTATAAAAGAAATACCATTACGTATAATTGAACCCGATGATGCTTATAATATCTTAGGAAATCCTTTTGCTACCTCCACTCCTAGTAGTGCAATTGGCATAATAAATAACACTGAAATTAAAGTTTTTAATAACAAAAGTTATCTATTAAAAGGACTGAACGTAGATTACATTAGGACGCCAGTAGAAATTTCTTTATCTTCGGGAGTAGATTGTGAGTTAGCAGATCATACACATCAAGAAATAGTAGACCTAACAGTCAAGCACTTATTAGAAGCCACAGAGTCACAGAGATACCAGACGAATATTGCAGAAAGCTCACAGACTGAATAACTTTATTTTTAATCTTTAAATTTTTATTATCATGGCAAAAAAAGAAGTGCTTATCATCAACAGTGACGCAGCCGCATCTAGTGCTTTCGAAGCAGCTAAATTTGGTTACGTTAGAAATGGAGCTACAAGAGTAGCGACATTAACAGACGGTGATGAAGAAGTATCATTATTTTATGGTACGGCAAACGTAGGTCCTATTAGTGACGGGGACATTAAAAAAGTCACAACAATTTCATACTCTGCAGGTACTGCACAATCTAGTACGGCTGTTGTCGCATTAGATGGCGGAAATGCAGAAGTTAAAATTATTAACACAACAGCAGGTACAATGAATCTTCCTGTTAAAACTTTTGAATCTGTAGGTGCAGGATCAGCTAACGCTGCTGCCGCTGCAATCGAAGCTTTAATGGATGTAGAATTTGCTAAGTCTGATTCTCCTTTCTTTGGATTTGGAGCTAGTGTATCAAGTGCAACTATTACTATTACTGCACCAATTGATTCACATTTTAGATTAGCTGGTAACGATGCTACTGCCTTTACATATGGCACAGCAGCAGTTCCTTCAGTAGGTACTGAAAAGAAAGTAAAAGAACTAGAAAAATCAGGTAATACTGATAGTGGTGTATTTGGAAGAGCTGGATCTGCAGCAACTTTCAAGCAGCCTGATTCTGTTGTTTCTGGAAATTATGATCTTATTTTAATTGAAGGAACAAAAAGTTCAAACTCTAAAGCAGTAGGTATTGCTAAAAATTACGATGATTTCGAAATTTGGTTAGCAGTTGCAGACGGTAACTCAACTGTAACACCTG